AAGGTGGCGTGGTGAACACAACATCGTGCCACTGGGCGATTATGTGGCCAGGGTATGGATACACCCCAACGCCAGTAGCAGGACACTCTGCAACATACATTATAGATTGAACACTTGGACCAAAAATGAGGAATGGTTGTATTCACACCCCATACACAAACGACATTCAACACCTGTGCCGGTTCTAATACAGCAGGATCAACAGACATTAAATAAAGCACGACAACGAATAGGAAATGTCTACATAGACCAATGAACCCAACACTAGATCATAAACACCTTATAGTAAGAGCAGAAGTAAATGCTCCACCCCTGTTCAGAGACAGGCAGAAGATAGATGACGAGATGAAAAGCCTTATCAAGGCAATTGACATGAACATCCTGTCAGGACCACACACCGCTTGGTCAGACAAAGACGGCAATGAAGGGTATAGTTCGGTGGCAATCATAGACACCAGTTCAATAACCTTACATAGTTGGATATCAGGCGTGATTCAATTGGATGTGTATTCCTGCAAACCTTTCGCGATCAAGAAAGTGTTTATGTGGTTGGCACAATTCGAGATTGAAAAACTAGATTACAAATTCATAGACAGGAACAACGGCTTCAAGAACATAGATGACAATGAACTGAGTTGGTGGGACAGCGAATACTACAACAAGATTGAAAAACTTAAGAAAAGAGATCCTTTCATATACAAATAGGAGAAGATAACAATGGCAAAGTATCAAGGCAGAACAGTGACACTGAACAAACCATTCAGGACGCCAAACGCATCAAAGAAAAGTGCTGTCTATGTGAGAAACAGATCAACAGGCAAAGTGAATGTGGTAAGGTTTGGCCAGAAAGGTATGAGCATCAAGAAAAACATACCAGCAAGGAAGAAATCATTCATAGCAAGATTCACACCAATACTACGAGCGGTCAAAGGACAGAAAAGTCTTTCGCCAGCATACTGGAGTCTAAAAGCATGGAGGTAGATAGTAATGGATTACAGATTCACATTGATACTCTTGACCTTGTTAGTGCTGATGGCACTCTTTCTTGATCCGTCATACAGACCTTAATGAAAAGAAGATTATATAGACAACCAGTCGAGTCAGCGAGACACGAACAATTCAAAAAATTATGTTTGGAATATTTTTCCAATCAAGAGAAATTAATGAAGAACCCTTCTATGAGATTTGCCACAAGGGCAAGGAAGGCTCTTGTTAATATCAAGTCTGTGGCACACGCCCTTGGACTTGAATTGCTGTCGCTCTATGCTCCATCACAGAACGAAGGAAAGGAACCTATCAATCCTTTTAACTACAAAGATGGTCGTATGAGCGGTAAATATAAACACAACGGGTCAGATCAGACCTAAACAAAAAAGGAGAAAGTGACGATGACACAAGAAGAATCATTGACAGACACTAAAGTTGAAACCACTGCTGTTCAACCGGAAGTCATAAAAAATACTCCATCGCAGGATGAGGTATCAACAGAACCTAAAACCTATACACAAGAACAAGTTGATGCCATTGCTTCCAAAGTTCGAAAGACTGAAGAATCAAAGGTGTTAAGAAAGTTCGACGGTGTAGATGTTGAGAAGTATCAATCCTTAATTGCTAAAGAAGAACAGGCCACAATGGCCGAGCAAAAAAGGAAAGGTGAGTTTGAAAAGATCTTACAGCAACAGGCTGAGAAAGCCAATGCTAGGATTAATTCACTCACAGGTGAACTGACAAAGATCAAAGTTGATGGAGCGTTATTGAATAGTGCTTCAACAAAGAGAGCGATCAGTCCTGAACAAGTCGTGAGACTTGTGAGAGAACAAGTTAGAATGTCAGAAGCCGGTGATGTAGAAGTAGTCGATTCTAAGACTGGACAAACAAGATACTCTGACACAGGTGAAGCCTTGTCTGTAGATGGATTAGTAGAAGAGTTCTTAAAGAGCAATCCTCATTTCGTCCAGGCCGGACCAGCAGGTGGCGGTAGTAAATCTAACACACAAACTGATGCTCCTCTAGATGTTGATATCGCTAAACTGGATATGACAAATCCAGAACACAGGAAACTTTACGCCGAGTATCGTAAGAAACAAGGCATAAGGTAATATTAACAACTAAAAACAAAGGAGAAGAATAATGGCTGGAGAAATCAAATCATTAACTTCAACATTAGATGATCTTTTAGCACCCATCGTCCAAGAGGCGATGTTCGTTGCATCAGAAAGATCAGTAATGAGAAACCTTGTAAAAAACTTCACTGTGCCAAGAAACGCAGGAAAAGTTTTACAGGTTCCAATCTACCCGGCGCAAACAGCGGCGGCATTAACAGAAGCAGACGACATCACACTAGGTGCAATTTCTACTTCTAAAAAAGATATCACATTAGCAGAAGCAGGTATCGGAACAAATGTTTCGGACTTGTCTCTTAACTTTTCAAGTTCAAATGTGATCGCTGATTTAGGAAAATTGTTCGGTGAGGCTGTTGCTAAGAAAATGGACCAGGACTTAACTGCTCTATTCTCAGGCTTCTCAACTTTCGCACTAGGTAACGCAACTGACACTCAATCAGAGATGACAGCGGCTCACTTATTCGCGGCGGCGGCAAAACTTAAAAATGCAGGTGTGCCAGGACCATACTTCGGTGTGTTCAACCCGGCGTCAATCTTCAACATGAAGAAAGTAATGACATCTACATTCGTTCCACAAGGAAACACAGGCGTTGTAAACGAAGCAATGACTGAAGGTTATGTGGGAAGAATCGCAGGTATCGATATCTTTGAATCTTCAAATGTTGTGGCTGACTCGGCTACATCATGCGTTAATGGTGTATTCGCAAGAGACGCCTTAGGTTTAGCAATCGGTAATGATATCCAAATCAGAACGCAGAGGGACGAAAGTGCCAGAGCGACTGAGGTAATTTGCACTGCCACATACGGCGTGAGTGAATTACATGACACATACGGTATCAAAGTGCCAACGGACGCAACTATATCATAGTAGGGAGATAATCCTCGCTCATATGTTAAAAGGCCCTGTAGAAATATGGGGCCTTTTTTTTATCTTTAAATAACAGTATGGCAACAATAGTTTGGCTCAACGGCCCATCAAGACAAAACCTAACCAACACCTTACCAAGACAGAAAATCGAGATAGGTTGCAACTACATCTTGAATGATCGACAAGTGGATCATGTGTGTTGTTTCGATCGACCTATGATGAAAAAACTTGTAAGACAGGACAATGTGAAATACTGGACAAGGAACTACTATGCCACACCAAATCAATGGCATCGTGTAGAACCAATCGCAGGTAAGTTCAAAGTAGATGCACAAAATTCAGGCATACTGGCAATCAAACTGGCACACAATCTCACAGACAGGAAAAATGAAAACATCTATGTATTAGGCTGTGACTGGGGCATAACAAAAGACACGGTTTATGACTATGGTGACATCAGAGGCAAGGCAAAACCTTTAAAACATACTAATCATTGTATCAAGCATCTATTCTATATGAATAAAACAGACAACAACATATTCGTGGTCAATGATGATAAGCCTGATGTCACAATACCGGTTATAACAATAAAACAGTTCTTAGAAAAACTACAATAAATAATAATATCAAGCAGGACTTGATAGTAATACATTAAAGAAGGACTTTAAGATGGCGACATTCGCAACAGACAACAACATCAAAGAATATGAACCTGATATTCACAAATACGGAATACAGGACTTTTCAGACCTACACGAAAAGACATTCGACGACATAATTAGACTACTCAATATAAAATGGTGGCCCACACAACAATACGGAACCAACGACATCAGTGCCGTTGGCGGTAATCACAAACTTACAAACAGCAAGTTAAATGCTAATCAGTTCGTGAGAGCGGCCGTGTATCATGTGTTGGCATATTACATCTATCCGAGACTATCTACTTTTGATCCTGATGGTGATGCTTTCACAAATAAGATGAATTACTACAAGTCAAAATTTGAAGAAGAATTTGATCTTATTTTAAGAGACGGCGTCCATTACGATCTTGATAGTTCAGGAACATTCACGGATGCTGAAAAACAATCATTTCATATGGGGCGTTTAATTAGATAATGTCGGCAAGAGAAAACATCACAAAGAACATAGTTGATCAACTGGAGAATATGACAGATCCGGCTGTGGCTCATGTGTCCAGAGACAAGTTTGATGTGCAGAAACTTGCCATCACACAATTTCCTGCCATACTGGTAGTGACTTCAAACGAGGACAGGGACGACCTAGCAACAGATCTAAGACAAGGCAATCTATCAATACAATGTAGATGCTATGTGAGAGGCACACAAATTGACACACTAAGAAATGAAGTCATAGAAAGAATTGAAGAGACACTAGAAAAATCTAGAAACAGAGATATTACATTGGCACAGGCAAACATACACAATGTCAAGACTACAATTTCAAACATAGAAGTCATAGACAGAGAACTTCCATTAGGCGAAGTGGTTGTGACTGTGAATGTAATTTACACATATAAAAAAGGAGTCGTATAATGGCTACAAAAATGTATAAAGAAGAGAAATTCAAAATGGTCCGAGGCATGGATGCCAAGGCACATTTGGATGATGGTTGGACCTTTAAACCATCTGACACATCAACACCTAAACCAAAGAGAAAATACAAACTCAAGGTAAAGGATGTTGAAGTAATAAAACCCGATCCTTTAGAGGTCAAGGATCAAGACATTGAGGAGATAAACAATGGCGACTAACGAAACAACCTACACAGGTGAATCAGGCGTTATAAAGTTTACGGACAACTCTTCATCTTCTGTAGTAGGTGTGGCATCAGTTAGATCTTTCACGATCGATCAAGAACTTGACGCCATTGAATCTACAGTGATGGGAAGTGGGGCGAGAACTTATATCCCAGGTTTAAGACAATTTTCTGGAAGCATGGACATCTATTTTAGAGATGATACAGCCGCAGGTTCAGGAAACATCAACTTGTTTGATGCTGTCAACGAGGGGACTACAACTTCATTAATTGAATTGTATCCATCTGGTGAGACAACAGGTATCAAACTATCAGGAACAGTGATCATCACAGGTCATTCTATCACAGCAAACTTTGATGGAATGGTTGAGGCGAGTGTCACTTTCCAAGGCTCAGGTGCATTAACAAAAGCAAATTTGTAATGTTATCAGTCCTTTTCAAATCGGGAAAAGCAACCGCTGATCTTAAAAAATCAATTGATCAAACGGTTCGCTCAATAGCCAAGGATTTCTTCACTTCGGTGAAGAGATTGACACCAGTAAGGTCTGGTCTCGCTAAACGAAGTTGGAAGTTGAAACAAAAATCAAATTCCAAGTATGCTGTGGTCAATCCACAACCATACACAAATCGTTTGGACAAAGGCTATTCAAATCAGGCACCTGAAGGGATGACGAGACCCGCCCTATCAGAGGTTAAAGACAAATATAGAAACAGGAGAATAAAATAATGTCAATAACAGAAAAAATAGCAAAACACTATCAGACAGCAATCGGTGGTGAATTAATCAAATACCATGTAGATGAATGGGAAAC